ACAACCTGTTTGACTGCTTCAATTTTAAACTCTTCGGGATAACGCTTACCGCTCATGGGCACCTCTCTTTAAGCCATCTTAAATGACTCCGAGGTGTCTGTTAAACCCGTGGCGATTCATGTTGTTTGACCCACCACGAATATAAGAGACGCCTGAATAGTTGTTTTCAAAATGGCAGCTCATGTATCTTATTGCATTACAGTTATCATACTGATTCAGCATGTTAATCTGATGCGTTACTTCTGAGCTTGCAGTGAGGAACCGGCCTCCGGAGTTGATCCTCACCTGATTAAATACCCCGTCCATGACATCCGTCATATCGAATGACGAAAGTGGAGGCGACCAGACCTGCACGTTCTCTATCGCAAAATCCCAGCCGACGCCGTAGAATTTAAAGATTCTTTTACGAATCCAGCTCGCAGTTTCCCCAAGCACTGAGAAGTTACTCAGATAAAGTTCGGATATTCTGACCCTTCCTGTTGAATCCCAGCCGGCTGAGCTGAAGTCAAACAGATAATCATCATCTGAAGCTGCGCTGGGATGTATAGCAAAGATGGTCTGGAATATCCCCTCGCCGCACATTGCGAAGGGGCCAAAAGAAAGTTCGACTTTCGTTTTGATGTGCAGCAGACCTGCGGGGAGATTGATTCTGCGTCTGGGAATATGCTCTACGCTGGTTGAACCTAAAGAACTCATAGCGGCAATGGCGCGGTTAAGCCCAAGACCATAATCAACAAAACCATCTACAACGTCCGTGGCGTATACAAAATCCAGAAGGTTAATACTGTCCCAGTTTTTGTCGTGCTGAGTCCTGGCTACAGCCCCTGTGTATGGTTGTTTGACAGCAAGTAACGCATCCCCCACCCCCTCTTCGCCTGAACCCAGGTTTGAGCGAAGAGCCGCGTCACCGATGTTCGACCATTTCCCTGTGGGGTTTGCAGCCGACCACACACCGCCATCGTTCTCAGGAGAATCTCCGGCAATGACGTGTTCAAGCTCACCAAGGTATTTGTACCAGGAGCCATTGTAGTAGACGATCTGCTGGCGATTATCTACAGCCAGACCAACAGCCCAGTTGCCAAGCTCCTGCCAGCCGATAGCTGCAACTGCCTGCTCGCCGCGACCAGTGATGTAATCTATAAAGCGGCTGAAGATCATCTCCATGCCGTGCCAGGTTTTGCGAAGCACACCTAACCGGTCCTCTAACTCCTCTTTTGTCCTGTCGTTAACGAATTTATCCACGTTTTCAGCGTTATCGTACAGGTCCTTTACGGCGGCGGAACCTAAAGGATTTTTCGTTTTATATGTGCTCATAGTCGCCCTATAACAAAAAAACCCGCCGAAGCGGGTTGTTGAGAGTTATTTCTGTTTTATGCAATGTCGCCGGGATAACTGGCGTTGTCGTAGTCGTAGAAGGATGCGCGGTACTCTTTGGCGGTAACCTGACACGTCCCGTCTGATTGTGGGGCAATCTCCTCAACAATGGCGTCATAGACATGACGCGTTGAGCCGCAGAACACCAGGCGGACTGGCTCAATGGCTGGTGAAGTCTGGTCAATCTTCAATGGGTCATCAAAATCACTCAGATGGGGAACGGACAACTGATAATCCCCCACTCTGCTCGCCACCATCAGACCGGATGCAGAGCCATCCTGATAGCGGATCAGCGCACGGGGGTTTTCGAAAGACCAGTCCAGAGGCTCCGTGACGGTGAAGGTTGTCATGCCACCTGCCGTTGTCATCGCCTCCACCAGACAGGAAATCGTGTTGTTCCCCGGAATATCATCCGTGAGCACAATGCGATCGCCTGTGTTGTAGCACAGCGCGTCCAGCTCGGTGGTGGTCTGGAACGTCACCCGCTGCTGCAGGTATTTCATCAGGCGGCGCATGCCGATCTGGTAGGCGTGATCCTGAGAAAGTACCCCATCGAGTTTGTAGTTCTCGATTTTCACCGGTGTGGGATTATCGGGTGTCCGGCATTTAACAGTCTCCTCCGCCCAGGTGACGCCGTTGATGTACGTCACGTCGACACCATCAAAATCATCGTCGGACGGCACGGTAAATCCGCTCTGCAGCTCCTCCACCATCTCATGCGGCGTTATGATCCCCGTCCAGGGCTTAATCCCCTCGCGGTTGACCGTCGCCAGGCCATCGCTTAACACGAAGCGGGATTTCCCGGCATTGGCTATCATCTGCAGCATTTCCAGCGCCGAGATACTGTCGCCGGTGGCGAAATCGAAATTTTCGCCCCGTGGCGTCCAGTACGCGGACTCCAGCGCGTTGATGGTATCGACGTCCATCTCCAGACCCAGCGAGCTCCCGACATGCAGCAGCGCCCCCGAAATGGTTCTGGCCGTTCCTGAGTCATAGAAACGCGTTGCCACAACATTTACGCGGCGGTCCGACTGCGCCGCCAGCTTCCCGCCCGTCTCAACGGTCACCGCCATCAGCGACACGCCGGGATAGGATGAAGGGCGCGTCAGCAGTCGCCCTCGCAGTGCCTGCCAGTACATACTGTCTCGCGCGTTGTTTGAGCCCTGCTCATTGCGCCGACGGCAGCGAACTTCCACCAGCCCCGGAGAACTGAGGGTGATCCGCTCAGTGAAACCTAACCCGTTGATATTTTTCAGCGCGTACTCGCCCTGGTGACTCACCCACCCCGATCCGGAACCGTAGACGCGATACTGAATCTCCCACTCAACATGCCGGAGCCGCTTTTTCCCCTTACTGTCAAAGCCGCAAATGCCGTTCGGGAAAGAGAAATTCACCTCGAACATATCGACGGTCTCATTTTCAGGGCAAACCAGGAACGGCCCCAGCCAGCTCAGCGTGTCGTTAAGACCAGTGGCCTCATAGTCGATCATCGTCCTGGCGGTGAATCCCGGCCACGACTCATCAACGGACCCATTAACCAGGCGCGCCACTGTTGCCGTTGTGCCGTCGGCAGAGACGATCTGGTACTCATTCCCGCGGTGAGCAAGTGAAAGCCGTTGCACACCTTCAGGCATGCCCGAGAATGCGGTTCCCGTAGTGCTGTTATACGCAAGCGTCACGTTTGCCGTTACCGCCGGGCTGCCGCCGGTAGATGCCGTGCCGGAGGTGTAAACCGGGGCATCACCGAAAACGGCTGCAGGCAGTGAGGAGGATGTGATTGCCCCACCAACGAACGGACTGGCCGCCTCGGTTATTAGTACGGTACCGCCGTTGTCCCGTGCGACCAGGCCGGAGCCAGTGAGCCCCTCGGTAATAGCCGCCAGCAGTCCCGACATCGAGATATAGTTCGCTACCAGCGACACCGTATAGGTGGTACCCTGCCATGTGATCATGAACGTACTGGAACTGGTCGAAAAATCGTAGGTAACAGGAGCGGCACTGGCCTGAATTTTTGCTGCACTGCCACCCTCGCCAGGCACCGCCTCCTGACCTGGGATATAGGACGCAATGACGAGGTCATAATCGACACTGTTGAAACTCAGCGTCACCGGCATACCCGCTACGGGAGCAAGTTCGGTAAGCAACGAGCTGGCAAAAACACTGTAACCAGAAGAGGTGGAGATCAGATAATTTGTCGGCGCCTTAATTTCAACTATGGCCCCCGTTACCCAGCTGTCCGGAAGAGAATTATCGTCCTCGTCGTCATCGTCACCATCATCCGTATCAAGGCCTGTAAAGGTTACGGATGCACCAGAAACCGTCATGCTGTCAGCGATAATATCGTCGGAATCAGGTGAGGTCTGGGCCATGTCCAGCCCTGTTCCGCTTGATGTTCCACCGACCTCTGTCGAGTTGAACCAGTTCTCGCTGCGCTCATCGCCGGAAACGTCAGCGCCTGGCGGGTAATGGGTGCTGCTGAACCCCGGCAGCGTTGAAGCTGGCGTACTGCCAACCCGGATATCGCCATTGGTATAAATCAGATCACCGACACCGAGACACAGCAGCATCTGGACGCGCATTTTCGTAGGATCGGCGGCATCAAACCGGGTAACCGGCTGCACCACATACTCAGGGTAGATACGCACCCGACCAAACACCTCACGAATGGCATCACCGAGTTTTGCCGTATTTGCCTTTGCCGGGTTCAGGTCGAGACTCCGCCCTGTGGATGAGGTATAGCCACCCGTATCGATACTGCTCATCATAAACAGCGAATAAGCTGCTGCAGCAACGGAGATGCCGACACCTATCCACGCGATGGTGGCGGCCTCCAGCCCGAAGGGCACCGGATAAAACCTGACATCACTATCAGGGCGGATCACGCAGGTGGCCCACTCGCCTGGCGGAATTGACAGCCCCTCAACCTCAACGGTCAGCGGTGGGACATCCCGATCCTCGTAGCCTTCAACATTTGCCACCAGCCAGTTGCGAATACTGGTCACACCATGCTCATGCGTTTCGAGTGGTTCACCGGGAAGCCGGGACGGGTAAAAACGAATGGTCATTGCCAGAACTCCACTTTGACAAATCGGCGCTTAAACCGCGGCAACGGCAGGAAGGTGACGTTCGTTCCCGGATTACATTCCGCCACATGCAGCAGGCCACCGATACTGACAACAATCCCCACATGGGTGACGGTCGACCCGGAATAGCAGGCCACGCCAGCCCCTTCGCAGGGCTCGCAGCGCTCAAGGGTAAGCATCATCCTGCGCGCTTCCCGGTCGAGGCCGCCGTCGTCTTTGGTGACCCCTGCAAAATCGGGCCAGACGGGTAAATTCAGGTCGCGGCGTATCTCGTTCACAATGCCGAAACAGTCGAGTTGCGGGTATACGCGCCCGCCCTTCAGCCAGGTGACTGAACGGTATTTATCAGGGTTAAACATTGGGATTCCTTAGCTGATATAACGCAGTCCGGGGAATACAGGGAGCGTGTAGCGGTATCGCGGCCAGGCTGTATCAAGGATATTCATATAACCCGCGGTAATCTGCGCCTCTGTCGCCGTCCAGTAACCCGACTTGATTTTCAGCGTATACGGTACCGCCGCAGGCGCGGCTAAATCCGTGGAGATAAAACTGCGGTATGTCAGCGATGCAGACAACCTGTTAGCCAGGGCATTGCGGATCGTCGTGGACACAACACCATCAACATTGCACAGGGCGAATTTCAAATCTTGCGTACCGTCCGCGTTGCGCGCCGGCAGCGCAATGTCAATCGCGCAGGCGGTAAACGTTACGGTATCGCCGCTCTCCGTCGTCGCCGTAATATCCTCGTACCCCTGACACAGGTAGTGAACATCTGAGCCAACGGTGATCTGCAGCGTTTCAATGATCACCTCCGGCCCGCTGCTGGCATAGAGCCTGTTAAGTCTTGTCATGCTTCAGGCCACTCCCTGTTAACTGCAAGATCAAGAATATCGCTGTTCACAATGAAGTCAGGGAACTCGGCCCAGCCAGGCGGAAGGATTGGACGCTCCCATAATTCCAGCGTTGCACTATATCGCCAGTATTTACCGCCCTCTGGTGTCGGTCCCTCGTATATATCGACAAACCTACAGACATAATCTTGCGCACCTAAAGGGGTAAGGAGCGGCATGTTGAACCAGTCAGCCCCATCGGTAATGATGTCGCGGTACCAGGCTTCGAAAAGCTGTGCCTGACCATCAGTAAAGATCCATGAAACTGGCGTTTGAGTAGGAACCGAAGTATAAGCTCGCCTTTGTCGCCGCCTGCCGGTAACCATCGCTGTACTTTTTAGCGGAGAAGTCGCTTTAAGACCAAAGTTCTCCTTCAATGGGCAAGGGAGATAATCCTTCGGGTAATTGAGATTAGTTGAAATTGCCATCAGCTAATTTTCCTCCCCGAGGTAGTTTTCCCCATCAGAGCTCTATGTAAATCACCCTGCCCGGTAGCAATAGACTGAACCGCTTTTTGATACCCCATCTGAGCACCATCGGATGCAGCTTTCTTCATCATGGCGATTTGAGCATCAGAGGGATCGCCGTTGACATAGAAACTCAAACTCGGCGCATAGGTTGCCCCCCCTGTTGACTGGTTTGCTACTCGATCCAGAGTGGCATCAAGTTTGGCGCTGGTTTTAGCAGTCGTAACGCGCTCACCTTTCTGCAGTAGCCAGGTTCCTGTTTCGGGCACAGAGTCGATACCGTCATGAGCCTGGCCATGAAGCGCCGATCCAATAGCAGTCATGAACACGCCAGCAGCTGCCGCCGCAGCTATTGCTTGTGCAGGTGCAACAGCAGGACCAACATAAGGAACCCCTATCCATTGGGTGAAAGCATTCAATGCAGCCATGGCGACTTGCGCTGCTGCATATTGCAATAGCGCAGTTCCTACAGATTGAATAAACGTTGCTGCAAAATCTTGAGCATTTAATTTACCTGTTTCGGCCCATTGAACGATCATATCGGTCATGCTGCTAAATGTTTGCGCACCAACCTGTTGCATGGTGGAATACAAATCCATTGCGACAGTTGCTTGTTCAGCAAACCCAGATATAAACCCAGCGTTATAATCACCACGCATCTCATCCTGCTGCTTATAGTAATCCTTCTGAATTTCAAGCCTTTGATTTAGAGCATCCTGCAAAGCTGATGTTTCAGAATCATACAAACTCTTAGTTATATCACCAGATTGATACTGCTTTAATAAATCCTCTTTTTGTGATTCAAAGTCTAACTGAATGCTATTTAACTCTTGCGCCCTGCCTCTTTCTCTTGAGCCCGAATAACGACCAACAAACTCACTTTCATGCCCCTGTCTAATTAACTTATTTTGGCGTTCAAGATTTGATACAAATTCAGCTAATTTTGCATTTTCTTTATTTATCCGAAGCTCTTCTTTTTTGGAATCGAGAACTTTCGCTGCATCTCTCAATTGCTCTTTTTGTGCTTCTGTTAATTTTTTAAGATTCCCACTGGAAATATCGAAGTTTATCTTTTCAAGCTCGGTAACTTCGGCTGTTTTTTTACCAGTCGTTTCAATCAGGGCGGCTTGCTTTTGTAAATCAAGCAGTCTATTTTTGAAAGCATTATCAGTAGGATTGCTTTTTGGTTTTGGTTTTGGCTGGTTTTGGTTAGACTCCCCTTTGCCCAACGAAAAATCATTATCTTTAGAAGTGTCAATGCCAAGATCAGAAAGTAGAGAAGTGAGCCCTTTCGCTCCTCTATCTACCTGCTCCGGAGTCATGCTTGACTTTATCGCGCGAAGAAAATGTAGACGTTTAGTTAAAAAGTCTAATTCGTCTTTTTGTTCCTTACTTTGATTCCCTCGTTTGTTAAGGAATGCAATGCGTTGTGCAATATCACTTTCATCAGCAGCGTTATAATTACCAGATACAGCACCGATACGAGAGCGGGTATAAGTAGCAATGGCCCCCAAGCCACCAGCAATACGCCCCACAACCCCGGCAAGGCTTATGGCTTCACCAACCAGATCTGATAGCCCCTGAAGAACAGCAGGATCGGTGAAGACGTCACGAATATCATCAAGCCCATCCTGCAATGGTGTAAGGTCAATCTTAGCCAGCCCCGAAGCAATTTCCATTTTAAGGCCGCGGGCGCTAGTCTCTATGTCCTGAAAGAACTGATTAACCTTAACAAGGTTATCAATATCTTCTTGCGGTGGAGCGACACCAAAATCTTTTGATAACTGGATAAACTGTTTCAGCTTTTCGTTGTTGTTATCAAACAACGGCAGCATTTTTGACAGATCATTACCCAGACTTTCGAGAATATTTGTTTTCCCGGCCTGAGTGGGGATTTTCTGTAATGCTTCACTGATTGCCATCAGCTGCTTATCTGGGGATTGCTGAGCCAGCTTCTGAGCTGAAAGCCCCAAAGTATCCAGCGCCTGAGCAGCCTCACCTGATTTATTCAGGACCGCATCGCCGACCTTATCATTAATGTCTTTGAAAATATCGGCTATGTTGTCACCGGTTAAACCGGCTTGTTCAGCAGCGTATTGCCACGATAACAAATCCTGGGTGGACATTTTAAGAGATTTTGCCCAGCGATCAGCTTCTGTAACCTGCTGTGCAGTATTTTTAACAATGGCTAACCCAGCAGCACCAATGCCAACAGCTGCTGTAGCCGCCGCAGCTCCCACAGAAATGATTGAAGAGCTTACCTCTTTAGCATCCTTTTTTACTTGGTCACGCCACTTTTGAGAAGATCTTTCGGCTTTGTCCATACCCTGAACAAATCCACCCACTTTTGCGATCAGGTCGATTGTTAACGTACCAAGGGACTTGCCAGCCATTGAATTTTCTCCAGGCAATAAAAAACCCCGCAGGAGCGAGGTTTATTTTATGATTTATCTAATTTAACTTTTACCGCACCCACCGATTTGGAAGGATGCAGTATAGTCAGTGGCGCTATTTTGATTAACAAGATACAGATAAGACTTATTACCAACATAACCGCCATAACTGTTTTTAGCGTTAAGAGTAAAAGGAACTAACCATCCGTAATAAGTTGTAAATCCTGATTTGCACCAGCCTTTGAAAGGTTCATTGAAATCATATCGTGCAGAATAAGGGTCCTTAAGGCGCGCCGACATACTATTTTTAATTATTTCCTGATAATTATCAGGTAACTTCCCATAATCGGCGCGGCTTAGCTCCGCCTTATCTGGTGCACTAACGCAGCCACCTAAAAGCATTACAGTAAAAACAACAGCTGCTTTCTTTATCATAATCCCCTCGGTATCAATATAATCATCCCAGAGAGAATATAACCAAATAAATGATATCAATGCCAACTTTTCATAGCTTCTTCCAGAGATAATGGCGCTTCGTTGATGTGCGGTGCAAAGTCACTTACCTTGAACGGCGGCGTGTTTTTTGCCTTATTGATGTTAGCCAGGACAGACGCCACCAGCGAAGCCCCCCACTCGGTACGCATCATGATATTGAGCGGTCCGTACTTCTCACGGTACTTGAGCCAAACCAGAAATTCCCTGCGACTCATCCGCTCCTGAGCCTCTGCGATGGTGCGGCCGCCGATGCCGTTCATCACCAGTTCGCACCAGAATTCATCCTCGCCGGTTAGCTCGTAGTCTTTCCCAGTTCGTTTACATCATGAATTGCAGCCAGGAGGGCCATAACAATCGGACCGTCCAGCGCCCCACGATCCGGGGTAGCAGTCCCAAGAATGTCAGCCGCGGTAAACACTGGGGCGCCGTCCTGATCGCAAATATGCGCAGCAATGCGCTCAGCAATCGGGTCCGATTTCCCGTTATACGCCAGCAGTTCAGCTTTAGTGGTGTGGTAGCCCATCGGGCGCACATAGACGGTTGCGATATGCTCTTTCCCGTCACGGCCTTTCCACTTAATTTCTTTTTCCACGGGACGCCCGGTAAAGGCACCGGTTTCTTTTAACGTATCGAGAGTAAGTTGCATTTCAGCTCCTGAATAGAAAAGCCCGGATAACCGGGCATATTAATTACGCTGCGGCCTTAGGCACCCATACGGAAGAGCCAGACCGCTGGATCGTGGCGGAGGTCGTCACAACAGCGTTACCCTGAAAATCAAACGGGAAGTCAGAAACGTAACCCTGGAAAATAAACCAGGTGCGATCCGATGGCAGCACCAGGCCATCAACAGCATCCTCAGCGCCAGGAGCAGCGGCTGTCGGGACGCTGGTTCCATCTGACCAGCCAACCGCAAAAGTTAACGGCGTCTGGTCATTCGCTTCAGCGAGGCCATGCAACATAATGTGGCTGGCGTTCGTCGGATCAGCGTTAAGCCCGACGGTTGCGGCCGCGGGCGTTTTAAGCCCCTTTTTGTAGGTTCTGGAATCCCTCTCACTCAGACAGGTATCTTCAATCTGATCGGCAGGGTTGCCGCCGGGGTTGAAACTTGTGATGCATTCAACCTCGCTGACCACGCCAGACTTGAGCACAAAAAACTGCGTGCCTTGCGTTAATACAGACATGTTTTGTCTCCATAAAAGAAAAACCCGCACAAGGCGGGTCAGTTTGGGGTTGTTGGTTATCTGGTCGTTATCCAGTCAACATCGAAGGAATAGCGGTATCGCATTGTTTCAGGATCGCGGCTTTGTTCACCCCATCGGGTGATATAGGCCTTGCCCTCAATTGCGTCACGCAAAGCGCGGGCAACGGCGATCACATCGGTGTCAGTATCACCATAGACATCAACCTGCAGAGAATAGTGATCTGCATCTGGCCGCTGGTTTAGATAATTTTCAGGGAAGCCACCTACGTTTTGCCAGACTGCGTAGGGATAAACGATATTGTCGTCCTGCATACCGAACGGATAAAGCCGCACGGGAGTAGAACCTAACAAATCCCTGACTGCCTGGCTGGCTGCGCAAACTGCAAATATTGGAGCAATCATACCGGAGTTCCTTTTTTAGCCGCCCGTCGTACAGCGCGATCGATGGACTTTTCCAGCTCCAAAGCAAAAACGTTAATCACATCGGCATCGACCCCATTCAGTGCAGGCCTAATTATTGGCCTCGCTGCAGCATGTTCTGTGCCGAACTCCAGGAATCGCCAGTACCAGGTATCCCCGCCGGGATTACCTTTATCTCCGGCAGTGTTAAAACTTTTACCCGCCCTGCCTTTTCGGACGTTGGCCTTTGTATTGGCGTATTGCCTGGCGCCGCCCATCACCCCGACACGAAACGTTGGATCGCCGGTTCTGCGAAATGCCTTGCTGCTGAAACTGACCACAATGTTTTTGTAGATAGCCTCTTTGGTGAGAGGATCATCAACCCGCGCGGCATTATTGCGCGCTCTGTCCCTGATGACGTTTGCCGCTTTACGCAGCGCTGCACGACCGGATTTATCGCGAGTGACCTGTGAGACGGCATCCAGTTTCCCCAGGACGGAATCGAGGCCGGTCAGGTTTACTTCCACGCCATCAGCCATCGTTAGCCCCCTCTGAACAAGGCAGTGTCAGGTATTCCCTGCCGCTCCGTGGATCAGGTAAAACGCCCTCAATGTTGTAGATGCGGCCACGAAACAGGATCCGATGTTTGCGGGTAACACCCTCACGGTAACGAATCGTTATCCGGGTGGTAACTTCGCCCTGAGAGGCCTGGGCGGCGATAAACTCACGTGCGGATAAAGGAGCGACTTCGGCCCAAAGGGTTGCGACATCGCGCCAGGTATTAATTACGGCTCCCGTTGTCGGGTTCTGTTCTTTGACCGGTTCCTGCAGGGTGATCCTGTGACGCAATTTTCCGGCCTGCATATCACCCCCTGGGTTTCCCGCTCAGATAGGTTTGCTGCTCTGGCGCCTCATCGAGATCGCCGGCAAGCGACTGGATAATTACATCGGACAGGGCGACGTTAGACTCAGCCAGGCGGTTTATCGCTTCCGTCTGCTCTCGCTGTGCTGTTGTTTGTTCTCTCAGCGCTGCTATCAGCGCGTTTACCAGTTGCTCGTTCATAGGCTATTTTCGTCCACTTTTTTAACCACTCACGCCGTTTAGCACATCCTGAGCAGCCCATTAGTTCCACCTCCGGTGCCTAATCAGCAGCGCCTCAACGCCCAGCGGAACTTCCGATAGGTTCTGCGCTGCCGCTTCGCGGTTCGCATACCAGTGTCCAATCAGCAAAAGCATTGCCGCCCAGATGCCGGAAGTAAAAATAACCTCACGGGGCTGAGTTTCCCCTTCCACTGGCGGCGTTAATGTTTCGACCAGCGCACCGTCGCAGAACCGCTCAACATAATCGACGGAGGCCGAAGCATAGGCAGCAATAAGCGTATCTTCGTCGTCACCATCAACCTTCAGATGCGCCTTTATCTGCGCCAGCTGTTCCTCGCTTATTTCCACCTTTACCCCCTGGTTTGGCTTTAGCAGGCTCCGCAGAACCAGAGTCTGTTGCCTTTTCCGGCTCAACCGCCTCGGCCAGATGCAGTTTCACCAGTACTTCGCCGATTTCTTTATGCACCTCGCGGATTTCCCCCTGAGATACCGTACCCAGGTGATAATGCGAGAACATACGGAGAGCTTTAATTTTCATCTCATTTACGCGGCCATTGCTGGCCGCGCCCTTTTGTTATGCACCAGTGCTGACAGCAATATCACCCGTCACAATCGCTGCCGGGCGATAGTGGGCCAGCGCCAGGCGCTCTTCGCAAAGGATGGTCAGCATGTTTTTAACGAAGTTATCGCGGTCCTGGTTGCTGATCTCGATGGTGGCATCCATGCGATCCCAAACCTGCGACGCCAGGCCAAACGCGCCAACGGTGAATTTGCCTGCCGTCTGCGCTGTGGTCGACACCACCGGAAGCCCCCAAAGCACTTTCGAGGCAAACGCCTGCGGGCCACCGAGAATGTAATTGCCGTTAGCGTCCTTCAGCAGGGCAATACGGTGCCAGTCCGCCGGGTTCAGAATGATGCCGTCTGCTTCGAACTCACTCAGCGATACCTGATAGATGGCGTGTGCCAGAACATCAGCGCCAGTATCTCCGGCTGCGTTGAGTGTGGTTTCGTAGTCATTCGCTACTACGTTGAGCCCCTGCAGGTTATCGCCGGTACCGTCCCCGTTCAGCATCTGGTTCTCTTCCACCAGTGCCAGTCCGTACATCATGCGGGAATTGAGGTAAGACTCGAGCGCCGGGGCATCATCCATGATCTGGCGCGATGCCTGGATCCAGTGGGCGATAGTTTTCACGTTCGCCGTTTCTTTGGTGAAGGTAATATTACTTTCCGGCTTGAGGGTACCTTCTGCCACTGGTGCTGCAGCGTTGGTAAACACGTTTTCGCGCACGTATTCCAGCGCGTTACTGGTGATACGCCCCTGTGCCAGCAAGTCACGCACGGTCAGACGGCGAAGACCCGGCATAAGAATACCCGGCAGCTGCTGCGGCTGGACCAGGGCGCCTGCCGACGCTGCGCCGGAACCAATCGCTTTATCAAAACTGGTGACTTTCGCTTTGGTACGCGAGCCGTCCCAGCCCTTCATCAGGTCTTCAGATACGCGCTGAGCAAATGACTTCTGCGCAGTCTGATCAGGAGAGTTTCCGGCCAGTTTCTGCTCAAGATCGAACAGGCGGGTGCCGGTGGCTTTCAGTTCTTCCTGTGCTTTCGTCAGATCGATCTGCAGCTGCTTGTTGATTTCACCGGTCTGGTTGATGGATTTACGCTGTTCTTCGATAAGCTCCTTTACTTCTTTTTGGGAGTTTTCGATAGCTTTTTCCAGTACAGATAATTCAGACATGTGTTACTCCGTTAAGGTGTCCGCAGGTTAGCGGCAAATGAGTTAATGCGCTGTGCCAGCGCGTCAATGTCGTCGCTACCGAACTCGCTTCGGCCTGCAGACTTAACACGGGCGATAAATGCCTGTGCTTCAGAACGCGAAAGCCCGACTGAATCCCTCAGCCAGGCCTCCGCATCGCGAATAGATTTGATGCTGTCGATGCTCTTCATGGCCGTTACGCCAGCGAGCTCGTTAGCCGGGAAAGTACAGACGCTAATTTCCCGCAGGTAAGAGATGTTTTTGAAGATGAGCCCTGACGTGCCAACGGTGTAATCATCAGGCCCAACGGAAAACCCCACAGACATCCCTTCAACCGTGCCATGCTGCATGGCAGCTTTCAGGTCTTCGGCCAGGCTAAGCCCTGGAGTAAGTTGACCACGGACAAATAGCCCCTTGTCATCTTCATGCATGGCATCCCATTTACCGACCGGGATAGCACGTGTCTGGTGGTTAAAGAACATGGCCACCTTGCGACTCTGGTTAGCAATCACACCAGCGAAAGCACCTGGCAAAATAATGTCGCCATCGGCGTCGGTGTTATTAAAAACCGAGGCATACCCTTCAAATGTTCCCTTACTGCCGTCGCCGATGAACTTGATTTCTGTCTGGTCGAAAGCCAGCGTCTTCTGAATGTCAGGCATCATAGCCCCCATAAAAATTAAGCCCCGGCATTGCGGGGCTCTTTGTTTGTTCCGAGATCGGTAATGGGCACGTTCTGCGACTGCCGTGTCGCCACATCACCTCCGGGCAGCGGCGGCAGGTTATCGAGCCTTCGAACCTCGTTAACGGTCCGAATCCCGGTATTGACCATGATTTGCATAAATGATGCCCGGCTTGTTGAATCACCGCGCAACAGCCCGTCGAGGTTATGCTCGGCGTGAATGATGCCCTGTTCTGACTCTTTGACCAGCCAGCGCTCAATGCTGTACTCCCACCGATCAAGGTAGGGTTTGAGGGTATACTGGAGAAAGCCCAGGTTTTGCTGTTCAATCCCCGATCCCCAGGAGGTGGTTTTGTCCACGTCGCCGACCAGATGTGGAGGCACGCCGTAAAATCGCGCCAGTTCGGCGACCTGAAATTTACGCGCAGCCAGAATTTCTGAATCCTGAGGCGAAACGCCGATAGGTTGCGTGGTGAAGCCGCTCTCAAGGATCCAAAGCCGCTTTTTGACCGGACCACCAGCAATCTCCTTAAAGTTTTCCTCCAGCTGCCCACGCTGCTCTTTCGTCAGCACCTTGCCGTCAGTCATCAGGATCTGCGGAGACTTCGCACCGTTGGCGAAAAATTCACGCTGGTTATCTTCCATCGCTATGGCCACACCAGCAGACTTCGCACTGAACGCCAGCGGCGAAAGACCAGTCAGACCATTGAAGCCAAATCCTTTGAGATGAAAAATTTCTTTCTGTGAAAAGTCAGCGTATTCAGTGTCCCGTCGGTAGCGGTAGATAATATTTTTACCGTTATCGCTGAGCCGAACTTCCATATTGGCGCTCATCAGTGGAACCATGCTAATCACGTCACCAACACCGTTTCGCTCAACATGTGCATAGGCGTTGCCGTAGGCACATAGCTGCATAGTCATTGCTTCGCGAAACTCAAGAGCGGTCATGAAGTTGTTGGGACGGAATCTCAGCAGTTTCGCAAGGGGGTGACTGTTGTCCACTTTCGTGCGCTGATCATTTTTGGTCTGATAAACATCGAGTGGTAAAGATGCTGTTACGGTGGAGATTAACCTGATGCAGGCCCATACCGTACTGATTTGCATATTACGCTCATCAGTCACAACAGAATCACCAACCACACCGTGCGCTGACGTACCCGCCATTTGCGAGCCCTTATCGGGTGTCACCAGGCGGCCGCCGGTCAGGATAGAGGCCATGCGCGCCCAGAATGGCGATCGCGTCCGCAGGTCAATGCTGTAATCGGTATCTGCCATTTTTACACGCTCAAAAAGTTGTAAATGAAATCATTAACGTCACCCTGCTCCTCTACCTCGTCACTGGTCTGCGCGCCAATAGACATCGCCAGCGCTACCATGCCGTCGATACGTCCGCTCGACTTACCTTTCACAAACTTGCGGTTACCGGCAGGGTCAGTGATTACCGTGGCGTTTTTGGCGCACATTTCGAGGATCGGATGATTGCCGTGCTTCAGCTGCGCACCGAGCAGTTTGGCTTCCAGCTCCCTGAGAGCAGGCGACATGGAAACAAACCCCTGACCGAACTCTACGAATCGTTCGAGCTCCACATCGGTGAAACCAGCATCGATGAGATGCGGGCGAAGGAAGCGCATGTTATAGCGGTCAAACGCCAGCGTCCTGACGTTACAGAGATCAAAAACGCGCCGCAGCTCCCTCGCGATAAATCCATACTCGATAGCCTTACCAGGTGTCGTGTTTAGCCAGCCCTGCTTCGCCCATATGTCATAAGGCACACGATCATTACGCGCCTTATCTGCCAGCCCTTCCTCCGGTAGCCAGAATTTACAGTGCACATCTCCCTGCGTGGTGTTCAGCACCAGTGCGGTCAGGTCTGACACGCTGGAAAGATCGAGCCCGCCCCATACGGTAGCCCCCGCAAGTTCGCCGGGTTCCTCCTTGTTCATATGCCATACACTCTGGCTAACGAACGGGCTTTTCGCTTCAACCCTGCGGTTTAACACAAGGTTCTCAAACTCTGCCTGGCGAGACGGCAGGCGTTTCGCACTGGCGGCCATATCCAGCACTTCTTTCTGGTTCATGAACACATCGAAGGCCGGGTTTGCCAGCCTGATGGCCTCGACAGAGAAAGGATCGATATCTTCCGGCGCGGTCTGAAGCCGGACCACCGTCCGGGGATCGGCTCCGGTCAGGCCATCATCAATCAGCAGGCTAAGCAGGTCGCTCGCATCGGGCGCCTGGGTGCTGATGATTATCGAAATAGGGTTATCCTGTGCAGCGGTGGCGGTTTCCAGCGCTTCATAAAGCGGGTCTCGCGGCCCACGAACCTGGCCCAGTTCGTCGTGTGCAACAAATCGCGGCGAGAAACCATAGGCCGTGGTAGCTTCGGCACTCAGTGCGCGGTAATAAGAACCCAGCTCAGGGCAGTGGATTTCTTTAGCTGAATCCTTGATCGCAACGTACTGCATTAGTACCGGGTTCATCCGGCACATCTTCGAGGCCAGGTTAAACAGAATGGCCGCCTGGTCGCGTGACCGTGCCGCAGAATACAGCTGCGAGTTCGGTGCAGCCTCGGGCCCTACCAGGTAGAGCAACATCAGCATGGCGGTTTCCACCGTTTTGGCGTTTTTTCGCCCGCGACTGATGATTGCGCGACGTGTACCATGCTTGTTGTCGAAAATGGCTCTGAAGTCATCCTTCATGAACTCAGCCATTTTCAGCGGCTGGCCGACAAACTTACCTTCGGGAATATAAATATTTCTTTCGCACCAGAGGATATTCCTCTCGGCTCTTGTCAGAGTTTTTTTAGCCATCGAAGAGCCTTATTCAATTTCCCAGGGTTTTTTCTCCCGCGGCAGATTTTTGTTGGCGCGTCCTACTGTTTTAGGATCAGCAGTCGCCTGCCGGGTGATACGCAGTCGCGTTGCCAGTGAAGACGCAGACCGTACTTCACGTTCGCGCATCGTGAGCAATTTATCGTAGCGCTTCAGGCCATCATCCCGAGCCAGCCACTCCAGCTCAAACTCCTCGATCTGAGTGGTTAACAGTCTCGCCTGCACCACATGCCGACAGTACATTTCCATCATGTCGCGATGTGTTTCAGTAAATGAGCTGGCCGGGTTATCGTTAACCAGTCTGATCCAGACGTTTATCTCTGGATCGCTAAGGTGTAACGAGGGCTGCAGCCTGCTTTCAGCCAGAGCCGGAAGCGACACAGCCGTCGTCGCGGCAAGAGATTTTCTGCCTCGCTGTGCCATCGCTTTTTTCCTTTTTTTCTGGACGTTTTTGAAAAGAAAACTGGGGGCGCGGTCTTTTTACGATTGCCGCCAGAGTTTTACCCCTCCCCCCACCCTGTCGGGCTGATAATGAGAAAAGCTATCATTTCTCGATGATCCGCAGGTTTTCACGGGGAGGGCTGGGGGGCTCCAGTCGCTCACCGACACCGACAGACATTGTCAGGATGATCGTTGGTAGCGTCTCGTTTGCTGTATGACTGAAGGAGATGGCGGATGCAGAAAGAAAGCTCACACCATCAATGCTCAGTTCCACCAGCTTGCCATCCCGGTATTCAATCTTCAGGTCTTGCATTGCGCGCTCCTGTTACCAGATTACCCTGCCTTCATTGTCGAACTCGGTAACCGTTCCGCCCTTCTCCATGCGTTGCTTAACCGAGTCGTGGCAGCGCTTGCATAGCGACTGAAGATTGTCCGGGTTGTGGAAAAGGGTTTCATCGCCCTTGTGAGGTTTGATGTGATCAACAACGGTTGCGGATATCACCTGATTTCGCCTGAGGTGAAACTCGCAGAGTGGCTGTTTCTGAAGCTGGTGATAACGCAACCGGTACCACCTTTTAGTGTTATAGAGATGATGCCAGGGTGAATTAGTTGCCATATTCACTCCAATAAAAAAGCCACCAGCGAAAGCTAGTGGCTCAGTAATGACTCGGTAGAAAGCAAGGTATTTTAATTGCTTGACGGTGGCGGAGGTAAAGGCATCCAGTGAGTTATTTCAAGATTAAAATACTGGCTGTTATCAATAATCACGATATTGCCAAATCCGGTAAGGGGATTGAATTCCGCAAAGCCAACACCTTTATCCGTATTTACGATATACCAAGAAACCTGTTTGGTTGGCTGTGGTAATTTAAATTTTACTGATGTCCATTGCATTTACTTGCCCTCTCGATTAAGTAACGCATCGACATTATCACAGGCACTCAGTGAATGCCTGCTGTAATGCCTTAGCTCGCCTGTTCTGCGATGGTATCAAACAGCGCCAGCGCCTCAGTCGCTTCCTGGATGGCCTTGCGGGTCTTCGAGACAATCTCACTTTCAGTGAAGACACGATCAAAAGAGTCAGCGAATAGCTCAGACTTCAGATAGCTGTCGCCTACCCAGTCAATGGCCAGCTTGGCCGCTGCGGTGTCATAATTAACTTTCTTGATTATATCCAGGCGGATTTGCTCGGATGCAGTGATCTCTGACATGTCTTACCTCTGTGCGATGTGGGGAGTATTATCGAAGCCATTCGACAAAATAGCCTCTGTGATGCTTTTGCATTTATCTTTGCCGTGTGTACAAGCTGAACGGTTTCCTTACGGATGCCTGTTACGCACAATAAAAAAGGTCGCATAAAAAATGCGACCTTTGGTTGGTACCAGTTAGAAAACTAAAATCTCTCAGGAGCCACCCGGGAGAGGCTTTTCTGCTTTTTAACTGACCACTGCCGTTTTGGTGTTGGCTGGCAGTGATAACGTGATGATAGCTTCATTTAAGTTATCGAAAGCATTTAAATATCGAAAGAGCTCATTGAACCAATCATTTTCAACTTGCCGAAACATTCAACCAGAGCACCAGGCATCTCTGCTGGTCTTTTGATGGCAATTCTCAGCTCTCCCGAACGAGGCCGGTAACTAACAATTTATTCGACAGTTCCTTCGGCATTAACCCAAAGATCTAGATGCTTGATGTAGCGTTGGATGGGCACATAAATAACCACCCCATCTACAAGGTTAACGGACTTGATAACATATCCCTGCGGAGCTAAATAATCCCCATCACAATGAGGGTGAATAGAGTGCTCGTCACCGTATCGATAACCATGCGGAAGTTGAGGGAGTGAATTTCTTGTCATGGGCAGCTTCTTAGATAGAAGGAATTGAAAATCCATAGTGCCTTAATGCACCTGACTTAGATACCAACTTTTCATTTTTCAGCGCTCTGTTGTCTCGTATTCTGATTTTTTGTTCATGTGGCCATGTAAATTTCAATACCTAAAGTGTTCTGCGTTTGTAGCTGAATTACCTGGAACCCTTCTCTGTGAGCTGCGAGCAATTGGCCTGCACTGCTTTGTTGTGCGCCAGGATGTCACGCTTGGTCTGCTTATCCAACACATCGATATCGTGGTCAGTCAGGTAGATGATCCGCACCCAGCTGCAGGCCGTGTCAACGACTACCGGGGCGGGTAAACTTTTCGCGCAGCTCGCGATCAACATCGTCATCAGGCATATGACTAACGGTTTGCTGTACATCGCTTGCCTCTTTCACAACTTCCGCCTTACGTTCTGCCGCGGCGACGGTGGCGGCGGCGTTCTCTTCGGTACGCTGCTGATCGGCTTTGGCTTCTGCCTTACTGGTCCCGCGAGCATGGCCGATGCCGAACGCGCCAGCTATAGCGCCCAGGATGACGACCACCAGCCCCGCGATAGCTTCGATTCCCATGATCACACCACCAGTACCGATTTTGCTTTCAGGAAGCGAGCGCGCCGGTTATTAATCCCGTTTTGTCCGCCGTTGATAATCTGAGTAACCCGGACAAGCTCACCCGGATATTTCAAGCAACCTTTTGAGACATAGAACCACGCTGCACTACGGGCCGCGTACGAGGACTGCTCCAGTAATTCTGGCTGTGCCACCAGATCAACCTTCAAACCGCTGCCGCAGTCCCTGTAATTAGAAAGTCCGGTTATTTGAATAAGTCCGCGCCCTCGATAAACCCAGCCATCAGTTGCCTTGTTGTTACCCAACCGCTTGCTATAGACAATATTGGCGATAGCCCGCTGGCGCTCCAGAGGTAACACTGTTTCAGACTGGCTGCGCCCGAGGGAATTGGCCTGATCCTGCGTTAACCTGCCGTAACGAACAAAATCAGCAAGCCCGGCGATGCTGTAGTTGAAATTCTCCACTACCCTGTTAAACCCGAGACTTTCATGGCCGCATTGAGCAATGAACATTGCCTGGTCGATAGCGGAAGTGATGCCAAACTCTTTCATCGCGGCTGTAATATGCGGATACCAGCGCGCAGCTAACCCGGCGCTGATACCAGCCGCCTTCTGGAATTGTGTTTGATTCATTAGTGCCTCAGTGCATCAACCAGCCGCGCTACATTGCCTCTTACGCTCAGCAGCACAACAAGGATCATGATATTGGCCGCAATGGTGGGCCATGATGAATAGGGATAGATGCCGCACAGATACGCCAACGGCACAGAGCTGTATATCACTGTTATCAGCCATGCCAGCCGCGACACCCACTTACGATGTCGTGAGTCTCTGCGGCGATAGAACATCAACGTAACAACGACACCAGCACATAACAGCGCATTGATGGTTGCAGTTGGATCATTTAGTACCACCGGAACCTCCCCGGCGCGTTATTAGCGCCACCAGCGAGCCAATATCCTGATTGTTCAGGAAGGTGAGTATTTTTACGGCCAATGCCGAAATGATTACGGCACCAATTGCATCCAGAGGCTTATCGTTATACCCGGTCAGGTCGGATAACTTAGAACCGACCAACCCGGAGCACAGAACTCCAGCGATATAGGACACAACGAAGTATGCCATTCGTCGTGGGGCGCTCAAATCGGCCGCTGTCGCTATATAAAAGACGGAACCCGCAAATGCCCCGAACACAACACCGTAGTCTGTACCGGTTAATAGCCCGTAAACACTCGCCCCAGTTAAAGCGCCACCAGCTAAGCCTGTGCCGGTTATTGGTTCGGACATCGGTCCCCCTCAATTGCTGTGAATCCTCTCAGAACGAGGGGAAAGAATTCAGGCCGCAGGCTCATGCATTTCACGGTTAATCTGCAACTTTTAGCCAGGGCCTGAAATGAAAAAACCCCGCCAATTGGCGAGGTTCTGTAATATTTAAGTTCGTGTCTAAGTGACCACTCTTAACACATTAATATATAAAATTCGTAACGAATAGGCTTTTATGCAACTTTCTCTACTCCTCTTTTATGGGCCCAATCATCCATTTCTAATCTGGCACCACTCATAATGATGCAGGCATCAATAAACGTTTCGGCTATCATTAGCCTGTTACGTATTTTTCCCTCTGAACATTTTTCCCAGCGGGCAATAGTCGATTTAGAAACGTTATGCATGTAATGCAACATCACCAGATTTAACTCATCATCCCGGCCAGCTCGTTTAAGCATTCCTACGGCAGCGTCTACAATAAGGCCATCATTGTCACAACATGACTCGCGAGACTTTGAGGTATTTAACAGGAGGCCTTTAAAACCCGCTGCAATTGGTGACCAGTCAACCTGAGAGCCTTCACTAATAGCCCAAGTTCCCCACCGTTCGAGTACCAGTTGAATATCACGCTGCATGGTTCACCTCTTTAATCAGTCCGGTAATAATTTCGATACTGTTGTTGCATTGATTTCCCCAGCGGTCCCATCCTTTCCACTCTTCCCGAGCGAATAGTTCGATCCGTTTCACATCGCCGTATAATTGCTCCAGTCGGTTCCTTACTTCCCACGGTTTAGCGCTGTGCTCACCGAGGCAGGTGTGAACAACCTGTTTTACCGATGCGCTGGCGCGGGTTAGTCCGGTTCCCCTGGTCGCTATCAGGACATCTTCTGTATTGCTCCGGGTATGATTGCCGCCGTTCATGCGCGTCTCACGGTCCAGCATCTCAAGAAGATCATTGAAGTCCACCAGTTCCCCGGCGTTTAGTGCCTTGTTGAAGCGGTCAGCGGCGTTCTGATTCAGTTTTACCCAGGTAAAGCCTTTCATTGTTCTGACCCGGAAACCCCATGATTCCGCCAGCTCTACAGCCTCGCGATTATGGGTCCCGGTGTACCACATCGCCAGCACAGCGTTATCAGCAGCCAGAGACCAGACAGGTAGCCGTTTAAGGTCATCTATGCTCATCGTGCTGTAATGATTACATGCCGCGCCGTTGCTGATTCGGTTGCCGTATTCCCACGGCGGATCACAGTAGATGAGATCGTAATTCATGCGGCCTCCCGGATAAGCTGGAAATCATTCAGATAGAGTCCACCGAAGCTATACAGAATGCCTTCCCTGATATCCTCCAGCGTCGCGAATGGGAAATAATTCAAATAGAACTCACTAGCCTTATCTGCTTCTGCAAGTAATTCAGATGCGCTGGCAGGACGCATGACGTAAATGACATCCTGAAAGATTGCCGCTGTCTGGCATGGGTAATTGATTTTTTTCACGTATTGTCTTGTCATGCGGCCCTCTGCTTTTTCAGTTCGCGGGTTTTACGGCGGTATTTAGCCGCTATGTTTTCCAGGTCTTCTTTTGAGTAATGCTTCGCTTCGTGTGGGCCTTCCAGCCATTCCACCAGCGGCAATCCATACCACTCGATCAGCGTTTCCCTGTAGCGGGCATGTACAGTGGCATTCTTTGCAGCGAACCGACCCGATCCACCATTACAGGCTTTGCACTGCCGGTAAGCATTCTTCTCTTCAAAGCGCAATTCAGGACGAGCACCTACCCCCATGAAATGACCGCAATCCCACTGGCCGCCAAAGATCATAGGTGGGTGATAAGTCCCGCATGATGGGCATGGTTTCCCCTCGTCGCGTTCACGGATAAAGGCATTAAAGGCTGACTGGGCTTTTTTGATGTAGTCGCCACGGGTAAGCAGCGCCTTTTTGCGCATCTTCAGCTTGTCCTTCTGTTCCGCCTCCAATTTTTTTTGTTTCAGCGCCCTGTTGTGGGCTATAGCACAGAGCGGGCCACAAACCTTTTGCAGGTTGCGGGCCGGAGTGAAGGTTTCACCACAGCTGGCGCACTTCTTCGGTTTGTACGTTTTCACCTTTGCAGGCGCTGGTTTCTTCACTGTTTCATCCCCCGGTGAAATACCCACTCGAATACTTCTGAGCCGTTAAGCAGCAGATCATTAAAATCACCCTGCGCAGGCCAGCGCACGGAGACACTTTCCAGATCATTCTTCGCGTGCAGATTCGCCGCAGCGCATTCAAAAGCAGCGGCATGCCCTGCCGCGTTGGCGTCAGAGTCAGCAAAAATGATGAGGTTCTTTACCCCGGCAGGAACGCGGAATTTCTTCATGAAGGCGGTATTCATCGTCGCCCAGGTGTTGCACTTCGTGATCTGGTGGCAGGCCAGAGCCGTTTCGATCCCTTCAGCAATTCCCAGCGTTGAGGATATTGGGAACATGCGAATAGCAACGGATTTGGCATACTCTAAATAGCTATCCTCCTGCAGTTTCATCATCTTCTTGGCTGCGCCGCCTGTTTGCGCCTTCTTATCACCATCAAGCAGGGTGCGGTGCAAATAACACAATTCCCCGCGGTCATCTGTCGCCAGCGCATAAATAGCCTGGAGGTTCTTTCCATCTACTGGCTGTTTATCGCAGTACTTGATGCTCTCTGCAGGGAGGGAGTTAATACCGCGCCCCTTCAGGTAGCTATCTGCACCGGTACCACGGAGAGGGATGAGTGTCGAAAACTTACGGCTGACTTTGTCACGTTGTTGTGCCAGAGATGTACGCACAGGATTTACTCTGGTGCGATCCGAGGTGTAGGTGTTCCCGATCAGCCTGTCTATTTCCGAGGCCAGAACCTTAAATTCTTTGCCAGTCTTGGCAGTCAGCAACGCCCAGCCATCGCCAGAACCACAAACGCAGATATATGATCCCGTGCCGTCTTTATCATCGCAGCGAAATTTCCCTGTACGGCCACAAAGAGGGCACTCTCCTTTGAGATGGTTTTTCCCGGTAATACCTGGGAGGCCATAGTATTTGTAAATTTCCGCCCAGCGACCAATCGCAGCTTGCTTGGTATTCATGCGGCATCTCCTTCTTTCTCTTTTCTCTTCGCAAAGGCGATCTGTTTTGATTTGATGAAATTCGTTACTTCAGGCGTGATCTGTTGCGGGGTGTGATGTAACCCCCGAGGCCATACTGAAAACTTTTGTTTGTAGGTATGCGCACACCAGCCATCACTGACCGGGCGTCCCTGCGCTGCGCGGGTGCGCTGGTAAAAAAGGATTTGTGACCACCAGGACTGTTTTTGCTCAGCGGTATATTTGACTTCCGCTTTGCTTACCTTTTTCAGCCCACGGGATTTATCTGTTTCCACGTCTTCCCCGGCGAGCGGTTTAAAACCACATTTCGGGCAGATGTAAATCCCGACTGGTTTGACGTAGTGGCACTGGCTGCATTCTTTCGGCAGCTTTTCCGCTTCATCAGTCTTTACGGCTCTCTGCGGTGCGTCTTCCATGCCATCAGACGATGAAGGGAGATAGTCGTATTCAATGTCGTCGGGATAGCCCAGCTTATTAACCGTGCCTGTGTGGTCGAAGATGAGGCAGTGATCTTTACCAGGGGCGGCACGCAGGCCACGCCCCAGAATCTGAATCCAGCGCATTTCGCTTTTGGTTGGCCGGGCAAAGATAATGCAGCGAACATCACTATCAAAACCGGCTACCAGAACACCAACGTTAATGATGATTTTGGTTATGCCCTGTTCAAAGCGGCGGATCGTTAGCTGTCGTTCTTCGTGCGGTGTGCTGGCTGTCATAACTTCAACCGTCACGCCAGCGCTGGCAAATTCAACCGTGACAAAATTGGCGTGAGCGACATCGACGCAAAAACAAATCGTCGGGCGGTCTTCGCCGTTCTCCAGCCAGTTTTTCACGATGTCGCCTACCAGCTTGGCTTCGCTCATTACCTGGCTGAGCTGGTTTTCTTTGTAGTCGCTGCCATAGCCTGCTACGTATGACGTTTCCACTTTGGACAGATCAGGATGCGACGGTGCATAGAACTCATATTTGCTCAATGCGCCAATGGCGATCAGTTCCTTCATCGTCGTTGGCTTAATCAGGCGCTGGTAGTAATTGCCCAGGAACTTAGCGAAAGGCGTACCGGAAAGGCCGATCACCTTCGTTGCTGTGTTGCGAGTGAGATTGTCGATAACCTCCAGCAGTTTTTTGCGCTTCAGGTGGGCTTCATCAACGATCAACAGGTCGATATTGTCCGGGAACTCACGGCGAATCAGCGTATCCGCACTGGCAATCTGGATCAGAGCTGTGGGGTTGTATGACGGATGATCACGCCAGACATAACTGATTTCTTCGCCAGGAAGGCCGTATTCCATGAACCGGGCTGCGGTCTGGTCCAGCAGAACCGTGTACGGAGCCACAAACATTACGCGCATTTCACGGCTGACAAACCCATCTGTGATCAGCGCTGCTATTGCTGTTTTACCGAATCCTACAGGGGCGTAGAGCATGAAGGAGTTATTCTGTTTCCAGGCGCTGCGCAGCATGTTTAACGCGACGACCTGTTTTTCGCGGGGCTGGATGTTAAGCATTAGCAGTCACCTCCCCGAAGGCCATAGCCACCAGCTCGGCGATGACAAACTTAGTGCGCTGACGCTGAACCGACAACGTAACGGTTTTGGTCCCGTCTTTGCGCTGGCGGCCTTTAAGAAAACCGCCGTGAATGTGTCGAATAAAATATTCAGAGTTAGCCAGGCGCGGAACACTGCGTACCCGTCCGAGGTTGCTGACTTCGTAGGCTTTGGAATACGGCTCAACCGGAACCGGGGCCCATTTTTCGTTAGCGTCTGAATAAATCATTTTGGCTCCTTTTTGGATGTCTAAACGTCTGAACTTCCAAGCGACGTTTTCAACCCCATACAGTGATCTATCTGTTAGATCGTTCTCTTCTGGTAAAGCTGTTCCAGCCCTTCGGGCTAAAACCCAACACCGCCCCCTTTCCCCCAACCCAGATTCAGAAAATCAAACCCTGGGTGGGAGCGACGTATATCCCCTAACCGCTGGGGTATACCTCGTGCAAAACTCTCGCAATCGGCGGTTTGCCGTCCGTCGCGCGGCGTTCTGCTGCCGGAATGACACCGGCTCTGCATCAAACGCTTCCTGGTACGCCTGCGCATACGCCATCGCGATTTTTTCCCGCATACCTGCCGGGAGTGTTGCCAACTGCTCTTTAATCCACGGGGCGTCCTCACGAGCAAAAACCGTGGGCATAGTCACGTGGAAATATTCGTCCTGGTACATTGGCCCTCCTGCTTACGTGGTGAGCCTCACAGAGTTACTTACCCTGAATTTGAAGGTACATTTGGAGTGTCGTCAGGGGAGCAGAAGACCATGAAAAGCAGAGCTAAATGCTCCTGCCACTTAGCCATGACCTGGTAACTGTTCGCTTCGATTTGAGCGCGTTCATCACGATCGATTACGCCGTCAGCGGTTGCCTTCCGAAGGTATTGAGAGTGTTTTCCTATCCATTCAACCGACTCCATCAGTCTTTGGTTGATATCCCCGTTATCGACATCTTCAACATCGGTAAGCGGTACGAAAACTCCACCAGAGGCTTTCGCAATAGCATTCGCGATATGGTGTGAACCACCAGCGCGCTGGAGAACCATTGCCCACCCAAACGGGAATACCTGATCGCCATCAGCACGCAGACGGTTGAACAACGAATTCTCAGTCACATCAAGCCATTCGGCTGCTTCTGCATATCCGCCAGGTAATTCCGCGATCGTCTTTTTGATTGCGGCCACCAGCCAGGCTGGCTGTTTCTCGACTTTCCAATCAGGTTGATTACCCACGGTTGACCTCGATTAGCTGTGGTTTAAAAAAACATCAGATTTGTTACTGTTTTGGATAGATGTCAGGCCGGAGTTCAGATTTTTTAATCTCACCAAGAGTGATGTTTTCTAATCTTGTAGCCAAAGAAAAACCGGCCTTTTTGTACCCATTGAACACTAAGCGTAAGTAACCAGGCGTTGAGCCAACGCTATTGGCAAGCTTGCACTGCTGCTCTTTAGTTAAAGAATCCCAATAATCTTTCATGGAATATGTACCTCCTGAGTACATACTACATGAAAACAATGAACCTGCAAGGTACTTGTACCGAAAAGGTACAGGATGTTTAATGAAAACATGAAAACAATTCAAGAAATCAGGCGCATAAACGCCAGAAAATTGAGAGACGGTGTTGGCGGAAATTCGTTTTTTGCCACGATGATTGATCGTGAGCCGACTCAAACCAGCCGATTTATGGGGGATGGAGCAACCAAAAATATTGGCGACGCAATGGCGCGCCATATTGAAAAGTGCTTTGATTTGCCACTAGGCTGGCTTGACCAAGAACATCAGACTACGAATGTGGCTAAAAGCAACGATGTTTCTGATGCTTATAGAGACATTACTTTAGTTCCAGTCATATCCTGGGTGCAGGCAGGAGCTTGGACGGAAGTTGGATATGCTGAGGTAGACTTGAATAGCGCAGAAACTTATCCCTGCCCAGTGCCTTGTGGCCCAATGACCTACATATTGCGTGTCATTGGCGATTCAATGATAAGTGAATATCGCCCCGGTGATATGATTTTTGTTGACCCGGAAGTCCCAGCTGTTCATGGCGATGATGTTATAGCCATCATGCATGACTCGGGAGAAACAACCTTCAAACGGTTGATTGAAGATAGCGGGCAAAAATTTCTCAAGGCACTGAATCCTAATTGGCCCGAGCCTTACGTCAAAATCAACGGTAATTGCTCAATCATTGGGACAGTTATTTTTTCAGGAAAACCAAGACGATACATAAATAGAGTATGATGAAACTATTTTAAACCTGCTTCGGCAGGTTTTTTTGCGCTTGACAGTGTACCCATGAGGTACATAATGTACCTGTAAGCAACAGCGAACAGGTGGCTTTGTTGAATAAATCAGATTTCGGGTAAGTCTCCCCCGTAGCGGGTTGTGTTTTCAGGCAATACGCACGCTTT